TGGGGTCGTGATGTATGCTCTGTTGTTTATGCTAATGGTCAGTTTATTGGGGTTACGGATGAACGTCATCCAAAAGTTAATACTAGGGCGTATTTGGAAACTAAACTTTTGGTTATTGATACGATTGTTCTTAATAAACATGCAAATCCAGTTGCAAATGCTTTATATTTCCATGATGACTCAATACCGCCAAAGAAAGAATGGTTTGGTAAAAGGAAAAAAACACACATAGGAAGGATGGTATTTTACTAATGATATATTTTACATTTAATATTAGCAATCCGTTTGCTGAGTATAAAGAACAAGAGGTTGCATGGAGATTAATTAAAGACAATAATCCATTTAGCAACATAACGCTTTACAAAAACATTGATAATTTATTATCATTAAGTTTTTCTATTACATTAAAAAGTGGTTATGTAGAAATAGGATTTTTAGGATATTCCTTATTATTGGATAAATCATGAAAAAACAACCTGTAGCATGGCTTTATGAAGAGTTTGATGTTAGGTCTGGTGATTTAAAGAAGTCTTATTTATGGTCATTTCATCCTAATCAGCTTTCATATTTAAACGACCTAAAGAATACAACGCATCATATTAAGATAACACCATTAGTTCCTGGTGAACCTGTAGAAGAATATAAAGGATTATCTAAATACGATAGTAAGAAACTAACGGAGGCACATGGTGGACTCTAAACCACTAACCCAAGAAGAAATAATTAAGATATATAAAGAAGCATTTGGTAAAGGTGACCAACTTGTCACGCTTGAAAAGATATTTAAATTTGCTAGGCTTATAGAACAATTGCATGGAGTAAAAGATGTACACTAAACTAGACGACCAACGACAAGCAAAATTTATCATTGGCTATATTACTGCACATCCTGGTTGCAGCATTAAAGAAATTGTGCAAGAATGCGTAACTAATAGAACTAGGTTAAAGTATTTAGAAAGCCAAGGATACTTTACTTTGCCTAAATGGACTTATAGCAATGAACTAGATAAACGATTTAAAAATAGAAATTATGTATCTGTAACTGTAGGTAGGGAGTATGGTAAATGGGAAGAGCAGAAAAGATATTAGATGTAATAGTATGGTTGTTAGTTGTTGGTGGTATGGGTTGGTTTGCTTATGGTTGTTATCAATTAATTGATTTATTTTTTCTAAGGGGATAGTTATGGTAGATATGGTGAATAGACCTCCACATTACTTAGTGGGTGGTATAGAAGCAATAGATGTAATTAAAAGTCGTTTAACAAAAGAAGAGTATATTGGTTATCTTAAAGGTTGTAAGTTAAAATATGACTTACGTTATCCGTTTAAAGATAATCCACAACAAGATTTAGAAAAGTCTGATTGGTATAAGCATAAGTTATTAGAAGCTACTAGAGACGAAGATGCTGTAAACCCACCTGAAGTGGAAGCTATCTTAGAAAGATTTGATGATGAGTAAAATATATTGGGTATTTATCGTGGTATTAGCTGCATTAGCTATTTGGGGAACAGAAAAAGCTATGGGTCAAACCACTACTATACTAGCACCTGATGGGTCTGTAACCGTCTGTCAGGTTTATAATGGTACTGTAATTTGTGTCTAATGCTATGCGTAATGCGTATGCTAGTCATACAGACTTTGGCTTTTTAAAAGGTGTAATACTAGACAATCCAAAAGCTATGCCATCTAACATTGACATGGTTTTTGAAAGACGTGGAAACTTTCTTATTGGAGAGTGGAAGCGTGAAGATGAGGATATATCTCTAGGTCAAAAAATACTGTTAAAAGCATTAGCAGACCAAGATAAGTTTACTGTGTTAGTTATAAATGGGTATAGTGATGATACTGGAACTGAGGTAAATAACTTTTACAAGGTTACCCAGGATAAACTTGCTATTCTTGGTAATGGTATAGAAGGATTAAAAGACTATATAGACGCTTGGTATCAGTCATCTAATGGAGTAAGCTCAGAATAGAGGGATAATTCTTCCCCTGATATTTCTATAAGTGAATCATCATCTAGTTGAATGACAATAGTGCTATCGCCATGTAATGCTTCACAAGATACAATCACTCTGCCTAGCATGTGATTACATATAATCTCTACATCTGAACGTTGCATAATTGTCCTATATATTTACTAAAGAGTCTTTGGCAATCTTTTCTGATTTAACAGACCTTGCCCACGACCCACAATTTTGACATTGATAGCGTTGATAAATAGCAGTCCTACTTCTTTGTGTACCACGAGATTGTAATTTTCGTGAAGCACAATTAGGACAACAAACGTCAGCAGAATATGCGTTATGATTTGGATGTTGTTTAATCCAACCTTTGAATTTATCGTAGACTTTCTCAAGTAATATAACATCATTCTTATTATACTCTTCCATAACTTTCCATGCCTTACGGTCATCATTCATACATTTGACCCATAAAGCATGACCTTCATGTTCTGTCTTGCTACCTAATCCAAGAGCCTGTGCAACATAGTCTAATTTGTTAGAAACAAATCTAAACTGTCTACGAGCTACTTGAAGTAAATCTATCTGTTTGGAAGGTGCTGGAGGAGGCATACCAGAGAGTAAGAACTCTTTGTGTAGTATCGGTATGTCAAACCTAGAACCGTTGTAGTGAACTATGGCATCAGCTTCGTCAAGAAGTTTATGCACAGAGTCTAGCATCTTTTGTTTGCCAGATTTTTGGATAGAGTCAAACATAATTTTAGATTCACCGTACCACTTGGCTGCATAGCACAGGGTGTAAGATGATTCTAGTAATTGGTTTATAGAGATGTTTTGGTCAAAGATACCCCAGACATGAGCAGTATTTGGTGCTACTTCTATATCAATAAGTAATATTTTCATAGTAGTCTCTAAAGTTGAGATACTTTATTATATACTAGATAAATAATTAACATGAGTAATACATATTTAAAGTGGTCTATAGCACAAAGGATATCGCAGATAAGATAATCTAGCATATCTTGATAGTAGCTGTTTTAGCTTTTTTTAGTTTGTCAAAGAACTTCTTATAAGCTATTTTAGAGTTACCTATGAAGTCTTTACCTGCCCATGTTGAGCCAAGTAATATACATCCATCTGTATCTGCTGAAGTGTTGCCTGAATGGATACGAACACCTGTAAAGTCAGGAACGTTTAGTATGTGTGGCATGTCCTGTTTAAAGCGTACAGAAGCGTCTATAATGAGTTTATATTCACCAATAGGGATAGCAGTCTTACCTAATACTTTAGTGCCATTTCTGACTACATCTTCTAATGTATAACACTCATATACACCATCTACATACATCTTGCCTATAGTATGTGTATCTTTAAATTCAAACCTTTTTACTTCAATTAACATATGAATTAATATATTCCAATGCACGAGTTAAGTAATCCATAACTGCAATAAATACTAAAGCAATACCCATGATTATAAATAACAATCCTACTACAATAAGTTTAAGTATGGATAAGCCGATAAAATTAAGTATGTTTAAGAATATCATTTAGCACTTTTTTTAATGTGTAGTAATGAACGTTCACCAAATAAGTAGAAGCCAACAGCACTAGCAAAGTTATCTACTTCAGGTGTTGCTGTACCGTTAAGGTGCATAATAACCCATGTAGAAAGCACAAGCAGACCTATAACAGGTCTCATAAGTCTTATGATAGCTTCTACCCAAGGGTATGATGGATTACCACCACCAGCTTCATTCATAACTTTAAAGAACTCTAAGTCAATTTGTTTCATTTGAGTATATTGTTCTATAGTAGCTGGCTTGAATTGGTCAGGTGCTATAAAGCGATTAATAAGTGATTTACCTAAGTCTACTGCTAATGGTCCTAATGCTGCTAATATGGTAATTGGGTCTATGATATTCTCCTTATAATTCTTTAGGGTCAAAGCCATACATCTTGGCTACACGCTTTTGTAGTTTTAAGAATAAACCTTTGTGACTAGCATACTGTTCTGTTTTAGGTGAATCTAAATATACGCACATGTGGATAATCTCATGGCATAGAGTCATTAAGACAGGATACAAATGAGAATGACGTGCAGTAGATATAGTGATAACATGAGGTTCACCTTGTTCTGGTGGTTCATATTGTCCACATATAGTATCGTCATGCAATACTACGAAGTCTACTTTAGATGCAGGTGGTAGTTTATACTCGTCAAATATGGGCATTTCTATCAGAGCTGAATATAGGTTTGCTATATTGTTCTCTGTAATAAATGTCATTTTGTGAAGTGTGTCAATAAAAATACAATAACGAAACCTGCTGTACCTAAAAGTATTTGCTCTAGGCGTTTGAGTCTTGCGTTTATTTGCTCATAACGTAACGCACAAACTTCTTCATGCGTACTTAAACGTGATTCTACGTCTGACTTTACCATTACTGTTCCTCTGATAATAAACCTGTTATAGGATTGATAAATGGTGCTGCAACTTCTCTAGCACCGATAAGACCTCTAGTAGATATTTGTGGGATAGGAGCATTGCCTGTAGCAAGTCTGTTACGCAATTGCTCTATATTACGCAAACCTAATTGTTCTGCACCTTTTCTAGCTAAACTTCCTATAACAGGAACAACAACTGCACCAGGAGTTCCAGCAAGCAAAGCTCCGCCACCTACAGATACTCCTCCAGATATTACGCCTGTTGGTGCTAATTTTCCTAATAAACGCAAAGCATTTTGTACTGAACCGCCTTTAGCTGTAGACTTAATTAATTCTTGCTCTTCTTTACTAAATGCTCTTAGTTTTTTAGGATTATCTGCAAGATTAACTAATTTACGTCTTAAGGCATTTTCTACACCAGATTGACTATAATTTGCTTCTGCACGTAATTCTGCACTTGCTACTAAGTCATCAATAATTTCTGTTTTTTTAGCACGTTTCCATAATTCTCTAGCATCTGTTAAAGCTCTAACAGCTTCAGATGAACCTTTAGCTAATTGACTAGGTTGAGCATTTTCCACAAAGTCATCTAGGTTATCTACTAAAATACTTGCTAAACGTCTTTCAGATGCGTCTATACTAGAACCTGCAGATTGCCCAATACGTCTTAATATTTCCATGTTTTCAAGCGTTACATTAGAGTTTTTAGTATCTTTAATTCTTTCTAATGCTGCAAATACTCTAGGTTGTAATGTTTTATCTAAACCTTCTTTAGTTAATGTTGATTCTATTTTGTTAGCAAATTGGTTATAAGAATTCTTTTTAAATACTGCACCTACATCTTCAGCAAACTTGTATTGTTGACCAGCTTGTCCTTTTAACTCTTGAACAGTAGGAGCTTGTAGCGTTCCTTTAGCACCGATAGCAAATGGTATACCTGCTGCAATACCTGCTGCCATACCTAGTGTAGGACTACCTGTTTCTTCTGCAACATATTGTGATGTAGCACCTACAGGTAATGCTGCTGCAACTTGTCTTACAGGTTGTTGTGATAATGTTTGTGCAATACCACGACCAACAGGGCTTGTTGCTGTTTTTGCTAATGTACCTAATGCATTTACTTGACCGCCTACACCACCTAATGCACTACCACCAACTTGTAATGCTCTTTCTGTTTGTGTTTCAGGTTTTGGGAAACCTAGTCTAGTTAAACCTTTTTCTACTTGTGCGGTAGGTGAAGGAATATCATATTTATCAGGTAATAAAGCATTAATGCCTGTTGTAAGTAATTCTGCTGCTGGTAAAGCTAGTGAACCTGCAACTGCACCTGCTGGACCTGCTAAAGCACCACCTGCTGCTGCACCTGTTAGTGGAACTGCAGCACCTCTAGCAACTGAACTTAAACCACGACCTATCTTTTCTGTCATGCTTCTTTCTTTTTTAAGAATAGATGTAGGTAGGTCATCTTCAGGAACTATATTGCTAGGTAAATCACTTGCAGGAACTAAATTACTAGGCAAGTCTTCTAAAGGAACTGCTGCCATTATTCATACTCCCATTGACCGTTTCTAAATATCATTGGCTTACCACTCTTTGATTTAGTTTTTGCACCCTCTTTAAATCCGCTAGTAGGTGCTTGTACATTAGTTTGTTGAGTAGGTTGATTTGTTGTTTCATTAATATCATATTTAGTGCTAAGACGTTTAATTGTATCTAATGCAGCTTTTTTAGTTTCTGCTGGAACATAAGGATTTCCAATATCTGCTGCTGCTGATTCATATAATTTCAAGTCAAGTACGCCTTGTGGACCTTCAAGTCTAGGCATTTTTAAAATAAGTTGAGATTGAATATATTTTAGTCCTGCAAGATTTTTAGCTCCTTCTGTAGATTGACCAACGGTAGCTGCTGCAATATCTCTAACTGCTCCAAGACCACTTCCTGTAGCTTTAGGTAGTAATAATTCAGCTTCTTTAAGCAAATCTGGAATTTCTTTTGCTTTTTCTAATTTTTCTTGTCTTTTTGCTTGGTCTGGTGAAAGTGCTGGTTTATATGTTGTTGGTCTGCCTTGCATATCTAATGTTTGTGCTCCAGGAACATTTGGAACATAAACAGCTTGACCACTTGCATCAGTTTGTATTGTATAATTTATATCTTTTGGTTGAGTAGTAGTTTTATATTCTTGTATTGCTTCGCCAGTATCTTTATTAATAAGAATTTTTTTACCGCCTACATCAATAACATCTGTATTAAGTTTTTGTTGTTTAGGAGATGTATATACTGCTTCCCCTGTATTAACATCAACAACAACTCCATCTACGACAGCAGTATCTCTTTTTTGTTGTTTTGTTGGTGATTGATATATAACTTTACCAGCTTTATCTACCAAAGCACCATCTACGTTATATAAGTTATCATCTCTACCAGATAATAATTTTGCTCTGATAGCTCTATCTATTACGTCTTGAGATGCACCCATACCACCTAAAACAGCTTTACCTATGTATGGCAATGGTGAGCCTGCATTTAAGTTTTTAGGCGTAGCGAGATATGTAGCAGCAGTTCCTAATAATCCTTGTATTAATGCTTGATTACGTAATTTAGCTTCATCTTCGTCTTTTAATATGCCACCAGGTATAGTGCTACCAAAAGGTGTCATGCCTTCAAACAAACCACCAATACCAGATGTAACTGGATTAGTAAGTGCTGAAATTGGGTTGTTATCAAATATTGCCATGATTTATCCTATTAAAATTGGTCGTCTTGATGGTTGTAATAAACTATTAAACTGTGGAGTAGGCACAGCACCTTGTTGACCCATAAGTTGTTGTGCGTTTAGCATTGGAGATGGTTGTAATGGAGCTTGTGATGGAGTCATTCTGTCATATACATTCATACCTAGTCCTGCTGCTTGAAATGGATTAGTTTTAACTGCATTTATAGCTGAACTACCTAAATTATCAAAAAAGCCTGGTCCATATCCACCACCTGTAAAGTCTGCAGACTGTCCTCTAGTAATATCTGCAAAATTTGGAGCATATTGATTTAATACACCATCTGTAAATCCTTGAGTAGCATATGAGCTTGGGTTAAATGCTGCTGCATTTCTACCAGCTTCGCTTGTCATAAAGGCTGGTATATTTTCATTCATAAATGTAGTTGGCACACTAGGAATTGGTCCAGGAACTATTCCTTGATTTAAAACTTTAGAGCCACCTGCACCACCCATAGCACCACCTAGATAGCTGCCTGCACCACCTAATGCACCACCTAAAGCTGCATTTTGTAAAGAAGAACCTAAACTTTTACCTCTAAGTAAAGATGTACCGCCGCTTACGCCTGCACCTACCATTGTTGCTGTTATTGGGTCACTCATTATCTGCCTACCTTTCCTACTACATAGCAAATTGGTTCTAAGATAGCACGATAAATCATGCCAGTATTGTCTCTAGTTTTACCTCTTTTTTGTTTCCATATATCAGCAGTCCTATGTCTTGCGATATGCTCTAAAACACCCCTTAAAATGCGTTGTAGGGCATTCTTTTCACCTGCTTTGTAAGCATAGTTTACTAATGGT